AACGAGAACTAAAAGAACAAGGATTCAAAGTTTTCAATCCGGCTAGAAACGAACGTAGCGATAAATTTACATGGGAAGATTACTTACGCAAAGACATTAAGAAACTTTGCGAATGCGATAGCATTTATATGCTTAATGGATGGGAAAATTCTCGTGGTGCACAATTAGAATTACATATTGCGCATAGACTTGGATTTAATATTATGTTTGAAAAACATAATGTTCGATAGTTTATTTATTGTACTACTTGCTGTATTTTGTATGTATATTATAACAAAGGATTAAACATGGGATGGATCGGTGTAGATTTCGATGGTACTTTAGCTGAGTATCATAAATGGGAAGGTGCTGATAAACTAGGCGCACCAATTCAGCCTATGGTTCAACGTGTAAAACAATGGTTAGACGAAGGTATTGAAGTAAGAATTTTTACTGCTAGAGCTTATCCTATTACTAAACCAATCTACGGTGATGCAGGATTTAACTTGCATTATATTCCTAATCTTGGTGAAGGTATCGAAGAAGCGTTAATGGCTATTGAAGCTATTCGTGAATGGACATATAATGTGTTCGGAAGAATTCTTACAGTTACTTGTGTAAAGGATTATGCTATGATTGAATTATACGATGATAGAGCTATTCAGGTAACTAAAAATACTGGTGAAATTGTAGGTTATTCTACTAGAGGAAATGTATGAATACAAAAGTATTACTTGTTTTTTATAATGAAAAATCTACCGTATGGGGAAGAGTAGAAGAAATCATCAATACGTATACACCTTCTGATATCGAGATACATTTCATCGATACAGAACATAATCAAAAAATTCTTAAAGATTATGACATCACCAGCAAGATTACACCATACATTGTGCTGCTAGATAACGGTGTAGAGATTTCTAGGGACTACGGTGCACTAACCGCTGACTACTTCAAAAGGTTCATCGGTGTCTGACGAAAACAAGCTAAATACGTATCAATTCAAACTTAAATTATTAGGACACGATATATTTGAAATTGAATTTGCTAGTTCAATCAATTCTAATCGATGGATAGCAATTGGATCATTAGTATCGGTAGTGATTGTAATTGCTATAACTGCTTTTGGTGATAAGTTTGTTCAATTGTATAAAATGATAGGATAAAAATAGAAATGATTTATGTTATACTTGGTTTAATTCTAGGTTTACTATTAGCTATTTTAATAAAGAGATAATAATGACAGTTATATGTAAAAATTGTAAGTATTATAAAAAAGATATTCCTTTTATATTTTCATCTAAATTTGCAAAATGTACAAATCCCGATATTACAGATGCAGATTTAGTTAATGGTAAAAAAACTTATTCATATTGTTCTATTGAAAGAAAAAATTATTCAGTAAATAAATGCGGTCCTGAAGGTAAACTATTCGAACCAAAATAAAAAAGCCCTAGGACTTACCTAGGGTTTTTTCTTTATGAGTATTTAGCATCTGGATAAAGTAAACGTAAAGCTTCAGCTTCTCTTCTGCGGGTTAATCCACGCATACGTGTTCCTTGAGCTTTATCCCATTTCTTACATTCATTTGCTGCTTCTTCCCAATCTTGAGAATTAACACATTTTCTAAATGTAGAAATTTGATAGTTTCTAGGACCAAGATTATAAATCCAAGAAAGAACAGCGGCTTGACGACGAGGATGATCTTTATAGATATCTGGAGAATAAACAAGTAACATATTGTAAAACTTACGCAAAGTAATTTTCTTTACATATATAGCTCTAGCTTGACTCCAAATAGTATTTGGTTTAATCGGTTTACCGTCTTCATCAAAAGTTGATCCGTATCCTATTGTCCAAGGTCTTCCTAACATTTCGTATTCTTCTGGCGAAAGCATATCGCGTTCGATCAGAGGAATTTTTAACAATTTGCTAGCAGGATCAGGATATGCACTACATGAACCATCGGGCATTTTCTTAGCATATGATTCAAAAGGAACAAGTAATTCTTTAGTGCATATTTCGAATACTTCTTCTACTACTTGTTCGTTCATGATTTATCCGCTATATTTAGATGAATATTTCTCAATTGGTCTACCTACGAAGTGGAAAGTAAGAATCATTGTCAATACACCCCAATCATCGTTTGTCCAATTGCTAGCAACTACTGTTGCCCAATCTGTTCCACTACTTAAACCAGTAATAATAAATGTAAATTTAACTACTAAATATAAAGCAAACATTGCATAAGTAATAGTTGGTCTTACTAAAGCTACAGCAGCAGATACCCATTTATAACTCTTAGAAGCAATTTTGCCTTCTGCTTCGGCAGCAGCTTGAATCGCTTGCATTTGAGCTACACTATAATCTACGTATTTTTCTTCTACTTTATAATCACCTTTTACTTTTTCAAGTTCTGTAGAAAGTTCAAACATTTTAAGTTCATGTTTTCTTTCATTAGCTCTATCAAAGATTTTCATCACTTCTGGTGCGAGTCTAAACAATCCACCAAAAATACTACCTAATAAACTACTTTCTAAAATCATTTTATTTACCCATAAATGGCAGTTTTAAACCTTGGAAATACAAAACAATACCAGTTATTCCTACTGCAACAACCGCTAATGGTTTCATTATTTTTCCAATCCATAATAATACATTAACTAAACCTTGTAAAGCAGCAAAAGTTTCAACAAGAGACTTGGTACTTTCTCTAAAAGACTCAAGATCGTTTTTTACATCATGAACAGCGTGAGATAAATCTTTAACGGTGTCCATCATTTCTTTTCTGCTTTCTCGGCTTTCTTCCCAATAGTTTTGCATTTCTTGTTTAGTGATTGCTGTAGTTACCTTAACATGATTAAAATCTTCTTGAAGAGTTTTTATTTGATTTTTTAATTCTTCGATCATATTTATTACCTATCATTGATTAAGCGTATTCAACCCATTTTAAAGGAAGACTACGATTATTTATAAAAGGATAATCAATTGCGGATAATTCTCCAAGCAATCCCATTCCCCCGTATCTTTGTTGCATAGCTCTACTTGTTAAATCTGGAATATATAAAACAGGATCAGTAGTTCCTGCTACACGTTCAATTTCATGTAAAGTATCTGCTTCGGTTTGAGTCAACCATTCTAGTACAAAAGATGTACTTTTGAATTTACGTCTAGTTGTGGCCCAAACAGCACCACTTTCACTTCTTTCGATACTTCCATGATCTATAAGTTGATCTTTTAAACCATACGAAGCATTGATTGTTGGTACAAATAAATCACTAATCCAACAAAATCCAATTTCTACATATCCATCAGGATTTGATGTATCTACAATTTCAATAGTATCGTATCGTGCGCTATTAGCAGAAGACATGACAATAATCATATTATGTCTTTTACCGTTATAAACAAGTGGAGTGATGGCCCATGCATTTAATGCTGTGCTATCTGATACTTCACTTCCACCGCTAGATGATCCTCTTTTCCATTGAATAGTGGCAGCACTTGACAGATTGGTTCCGACTAGGCATAATGCACGAGCAGTCTTAGCAGAACCATGATCTACTATAAATTTTGTATTTGCAGAGGTAGCATCTGTACTTCTGGCTACTTTAGCTAAATCTAAATTTCTAAGATTAGTTAAAGGTAAACCAGCTATCCAAGAACCTCCAGAAAAATTAGTAGTAGAAACTACTAAACCGGGATAACCAATTCCTATCATAATTATGCTCCCGGTGCGATCATAGTAAATGTATCGATTGTAAGAGTTTGTCCTACAGAGGTTACAATAATACTAGATAAATTCATATCTCCAGTTACATCACCAAATAGAATAGAAGTTCCAGAACTTACACCAGCAGTTGAAACTACAGACATTGTAACAGTAGTTGAAGTCAAACTTAATACTGTTGCTCCTGTAGGAATACCTGCACCAGCAATTTGCATTCCTGTTGTAACACCTGTTGTTGAAGCAAATGTTAAAACGTTTGATCCTGCGCTTGTTGTAGCACTAGTAGATAAAGCAAAAGCTGCGGTTACTGTACCTTGCCAATGAACTGTAGATGCACCAGAGTTTAATAATCTAGCATATCCGATAGTTCCTGTTGCAGCAGCAGTACCGGACCATGTTCCAGCTTTAGTAGCTTGTCCACCACTGGCAGCATTTAACCAAGTAGAAGGTAAACTTAATTCAAATAATTGTGTTCCTGTTTGCGATGTAGCAGGAGTAGCAGGCATTGAACCTGTCATAAATCTTAATTTAGCTGAAGTACCAACGTGACTTACAAAAGTATCAATCATGTTGTTTCTAGCTGTTGTTCCAAATTGCATTTTATTTCTCCTTATACATTAGGGAACGGTGTTGAAGGTGGTGTAAATGTTCCTGTATATCTTGCTACACCTTTAGTTACTCTGAATTCGTCAATTTTACCTGAAACAAAAGGTTGTCCAGCAGAGTTAAAGTTACCTACAGTAATAACTCTATTTGTTGTTCCATCATCTGTTGTTGTAGAAGTTGCTGAACCTATTGATGATCCTTGCCAATATAATGTCCAAGTATAAGGTGAACTTGCTCCGCTTTTAACTAAAGCTAAATGTCCTGTTGTATTAGTTGGTAATGCTGTACCTGTAAAGATTACACTTCCACCTACAATTACAGAAGGTGATAATGTTGATCCGTTAAACCATACTTGAGCACCCATTCCACCTATTTCGAATATTCTTTCAAAGTTTGGTGTACTAGATATACGAATAATACATTCAATAGTTATATGTCCAGTACCCATGTTATATCTAGCATTTGTTGGAGTATCTACTTTACCATTTGCCCCAGGAACCATACTTTTAGTTCCTACTAATGGACTAGTTGCAGAAGCGGTGATTGTTCCACCAGCAGTTAATGTTGCTGCATAACTTGAATTATCAACCCAAGGTGAATCCGCTTCCATGTGCATAAGTAATACAACACTAGCAAAATCAGGATCAGGAACTTCCATTGTTCCATATCCGATTAAATCCCAATCAGAAATTCTAAGTAACGATCCACCTACGCTAGAACCAATTCCTAAACTACCAGATGAGTATATTTTCCATTCTGGAATATAGATTTTACCGATTTTACTAATTAATCCTTTTGTTTCTCTATCTTCATCCCAAGGTTCAGTTCCCGGATCAAGAGGACTAGTAGCACCAGTCCAAACACCGCGACCGTTTACCCAAAGAACAAATTCCATTTGTCTAGCAGCAGTATTAATTGTAATACCAATAATACGCATTTTTACACCAGCAGATAAACCAAATCTTGCAGTTTGAAGTGTAACTACATCGTGTAATTCAAGTGATAATAACTCAGGTTTTAATTCTGTTTTAAATGTATAAGTTCTAGGAGTACCAGCATACAACCACATCAATCTAGCTGAATATAAATGTCTAGTTAAATCGTTAACTAGAGTTCTGGTCGGAACATACATTTCGATAGTTTCAGCATTAGGATGTTTTATTTTTGTAAAATCACTATAAGCTTTAAAACTATCATAGTAAGGTGTTCTAGTCATGTAATCTCTATTAACATCACTAGCTCCACCAGCAATATTAGAAACAGGCCAAGTTTTACCAGAATTTATTGTAGCCGCCCACATTGGAGTTTCTTGTCCACCTACAGGGTCCGATCTTAAATCTTTGATATAGTCATCTGTAAATGTAAATAAACTTGTAGTAGTTACCATATCTCCAGGGAAACCATCTGGAAATTCAGGAATAACTATTCCATAATAAGGTGATCTACTCTCAGGATCACAAATATAACCAGAAACAAATACGTCTTGTTTATTGAATCCAAACCAACTATTCATTACTACACAAGCATCCGACATTACTTGAAGATAAGTTCTATCATCATCAACTAATTGTGCACCAGCAGTAACAGACCATAAAGAAGGGTCTTGAATATCTGTTATATAATTTAAACCTACTCTGGCAGCTAACATTTCAAGAAATACACTACCATATAAACTTCCTAAATTGATGTTATCATTTTCGTTTGCGTATCCAGTACCATAAACTCTTAATTCTCCAGCAGGAGGGGAACCGATTCTAAAATAAACCGGACCTTTATACCAATAAGAACTAAAACTAGAAGTTCCTCCAAACCAAAATCTAACTTCACCACTATCAGGTACTGTAGATTCTAATTCAGAAAATGTAGTATAATTATTTCTTCTGGTTAATTTATAAGCATTATCGTATACATCAAATACAGCGTTATAATCTTGAGAACCATTATAAGGACTAAGTAATCCGGTATCGGCTTGCCATGTATCGCAACCATTTTTACTTACATAATAAATTTGTTTTTGAGCATTAATACAAATAGGTGGAAAGAAACCCGGATCACTGAAACATTGCTGTTTCTTTCTTCCTAATCCTGTACCGTTTCCTTCCATTCCACCTGTACCTAAAAACACATCACCGTTAACTGGTCGATCAAGCAAAGTTGATCTATCTCTAAGTGTAATGTTTACATCTTCAGTTACAGAAAGCTTGTAAACTCTAGCAATATAAACAGTCGTCCAAGAACTAGGATAAGCATCAGTTTCGTAACCCATTCTAAGGATTACTTTACCATTACTTACACCGTAATTTGCCCAATCATCAAATACACCTTTACCAGTTGAATCCAAAGGATTAGCCAAGGTCATTACACCGTAATTTGGTTGTACCAAACCAGTGACACGACCTCTGCTAAATAAATCAGCTTTATAAGTTCCTGCATTTTTTAAGAACGCAGGAACGGGTGTATTAGCTGGAGTATCAGTAGGTTTAGTTGTAAAAGGTGAAGTAGAAAAATAGAACGTTTGTTCTGTTCCAGCAGAATCTACCACTACAGTAATTTCTGCTATAAAAATTCTACCATCATTCATTTATTTTTCCTTTCATTAATTTACACGTCTACCTTCTGAGTCATAAATAGGAGCAGCGTTTTCAAGTAAAACTTGTTCTAAAGTTTTTTCTGTATTATTATTGATAGCATTAAGTTCTTTGGTCAACGCTTCAGCAATAGCTTTCCATTGTTCGATTTGAGCTTTCTGATTATCTGTTGTAAGAATCAATAAATCTCTTTGTTCAATTAACAAGTCTCTAGTTTTTTCTTCTCTAGCAGCTACAGCTTCATCCAATCTTCCTAATTCGGTTACAACATCAGCATTCATCTGACGAACAGATGCGTCTGTATCAAATTGATTTTTTTCAATTGCTTCTAAAGCATCAAGTTGTTTATAAAGTGTATCTAGTTGAGGATCAACAGGAGTCATTCCAAAAGCATCGAGAGAACCAGTTACTTCGTTGAAAATTGAAGCATAATCTGTACCAGAAGCAAAGTAACTTCTAGCTTCTTCGATGTAAGCACGAGCATTTTCAATTAGATTACTGATAGCATTTTCATCACCAGTTTTAGCTTTAGCAAGAGTATCTTCGAACAAGGTTTTAGCTTGTCCTAATTGATCTTGATAATTCAATGGTGAAAGATCAGAGAATCTTAGACTTGAAGTAAACTGATGAATTTGATCAGCTAAATCTTTGATTTTCTGTAAAGAAGTAATTTGATCTTCAATTGATTTTTTCTTTAGATCATTAGCTTCTTTATCTTTATTAGCCATTTCTTCTCTAATATCTGCTTCAAGTTGCAATCTTTCAAGAATTGTATCTTGAATTTTTTGTGCAACAGCAACAGGGTCTTTGGCTGTTTGTAATTGAGAATAAAGGGATTGCTCTCGTTTTTTCAGATAATTTATACGATCTGGTTTAGTCATACTTTTCAATTTAGCATCTTCGATTGTATCTTTTAGATTTGCTCTAAAGTTTTTCAAAGCTTGCGCTTGTTCAAGTAATGTACCAATAATGTCTTCTACTGTATTCTTAGCTTTTTCACCAAAGAAATCTAGAATGTTATCTAACAGTCCTTTATTTTTTACATACTGTTCTGATAAAGTAAGTTTAGGTTCATCAATAACAGTAAGATCACCGATTGATTTACTAATTACATCTAATGATTTTTGAATTTCGTTACTACGAAGATTATTATTAAAATTAGTAATTTCATCGTTCAAATCTGCTACAGTACCAAAAGCTTCAATAAGAGTTATTTTCATTTGATCAGTAACTGTAGACATATTCATGATAGCTCTTACGCTTTCTAAAATATCTACATCACTCATCGTTCTTAATTTAGCTGATAGTGCATCAACAGATTCTGTAGCAATAACTCCTGCTTTGACTAATTCGTCAGCAAAGCCATTATCAAATAATCTCTGACTTGTTTGATTGTATCTCAAATCATTCATTTGGTCACGAGGTAATACTTTTGGTAAATTTTGATCAATTAAATCATTGATTTTCTGAGCATCTTCTAGAGTATTAATTAACTCTTTCAAGGCTCTGTTAGCTGGGTCTAATGCTTCTAGTTCTCTTTTACGAAGTTCTACAGTATTGTTTGTAACACGTAAAAGATCGTTTTCAAGTCCCGCTCTTTCTTTAGCAATATTAATTTGTTCACGTAAAGCTTCGTTGTAATCGTAAATAGCTTTTTCAGCTTCACTCATACCTTTTGTAGCAAGTTCGTAAGCAGCTTGATTAGCAGCTTCAATTTGACCAGTAGCTTTTAGTAATTCAATTTGTAAATCTGTACTTTCTTTAGTTAGATCAATAATGCTTCTAGCAATATCTTCATTAGTACGTTTTTGTTCTTGTAGTTTTTCAATAAAGTATTCTACTGGACGAGTATATTCCAATTCATCCATTAGTTGAGAGAACGCACCGGACATTTGAATAAGAGTAGCTACAAGTTTTGTATTACCAGCAGCATCGGCTTCTTCTACTAATTTTCTAAACGCTTCTTTTGTCGTTGGAACAGTATCTACACCTAATTTATTAAATTGTGCAGTTAATGATTCCATTACGTTAGCTGTTTTTTCTTCAGCTTTATAGAAGTTACTATAGTATGATTGTAATGCAGCACTTGCTTTGTCTAGTCCACCGAATAAATCAGCAAAATTAACAGCCGCTTCCGTACCTGCTAGACTTACATCGAACATTGTAAGTCCGAGAGCGTCTAGTGATTCATTAACAACTTTTACAGTTTCAGATACACGAGCAAGAGTTTCTAAATAAGTCTCTTGACCTTTTCTAAGATTAGTTCCTTCTAATACAAGTTTAGCCATTTCTTCAGCGGATGCTTCAAACTCTTTTTGTAGTTTTTCAGCGATCTGCTCACTAGTCATGTCTTTTGTACTAAATTTAATCTCTCTTGTATATTCTGTAATTTTAGCAGCATCTACACCAATTTCTGTAACAAATTTTACAACATTAGCACGAATTTCTTTAAATTGATTACCAATTGTTTGTTCAACTTCGTTATTTAAATCACCGGTTTCAGTTCTATCTTTACGAAGTAAACCACCTTTGTAAAATTGATAAGTTTCACCTTGGAAACCTGATTCTCCACCAAATGATCCTTGAACACCAACATCTTTTAATTTACTACCAAATACTCTGTTAATCGCACCAGCAATAGCTGATACCATTACACCGTAAGGACCGAAGAATCCTGCGAATTTTCCTACAATATCTACAAGTTTGTTGGTTTCGTATCCCCCTGAGATACCTTTGTATAGACCGTATCCTGCTGCGCCATATCCTACGCTTGATGCAATACCAGCACCAGCAGAACCCATAGAAGTATAAGTTACTCCACCAGTATCAGCAACGCTTAATCCTAAAGATTGTCCGTATGAAGATGTAGCAAATGTAGAGTAAGCTTTACCAATGGCAGCTTCGTATTTTCCACCAATTGCGTTCACTAGTGAATCAATTGTTGAAAGTGTAGAACCTAGTCCACTAGAACTACCGCTAGAACTTCCAGAACTACCACCTTCATTATTAGTGGATAATCCTTTAAGAAAATCATTTACAAGACTTTCTAAAAATACGTTAAGAACTAATGTAATAGGTTTCTTAAGTTCAGTAACAATTACATCACGAAGTTTTCTTCTACCTTCTTTACCACCTTCAAATAAAGCAGTAACAATAGAATCTGTAATACCATCAGTTAAAGGTTTTAAGAATTTATCAAATTCTTCTCTATAAGCTTGAGCAGCTTTGCGGTTAGCAATTTCTACTCGTTGTGCAGCTTGTTCGTTAACTCGGTTGATATCATTAGATTTTTCTTCTTCTGTAGCACCTTTTTTACCTCTGATTTCAAGAATTTTCTTTTCTTGATCAATAGCAATCTCTCTGATTTTCTTTTGTCTTTCAGCTTCGATAGTAATATCAGATTGAACTACAGAAAGTTGTTTATATTTAGCTAAAGAATCTTCTAATGATGCACTTTCGTCTTGAATATGTTTACTACCTTCAAGCAACATCTTATTGATATCTTCAACGTATTTTCTTTGATTTTCATACAACGGTTGTTGTTTAGTAAGCATTTCTACATACTTCTCTAAAACAGCTACACCATCTTGACCTTGACCAAAATCACCTTTTTGGAACGCTTCAATAAGTTTATGAATTGTAGGAACATAATCTTTATTGAATCCAGCATCTTTACCTTGAATACGATCAAGTAATTCTAGAGTATCTAAATATCTTTTAGTTTCTTTTTCTAGTTCTTTTACATTTTTAATAGCAAAAGGTTGCAGATTAACTAAAGCTTCAAATGCTTCAAAGAATTGAGACTGAGTAATATCGCCTCTAGCTAAAGCACGATTTAAAGCATCAACTTGATTGTTGTATTCTTTCGTATAACCGTTAGATTTATTAAGTATATCATTGTATACTTCCATATCTTTAGCAGCTTCTTTAGCAGCTTTATTTTCTGCTTGATTTTTTGGACGCATTTCAGCAGCAAGAATTTTAGATTGTTTTTCTGAAAGCATTCTAATTTCTGTTTGAAAAGCTTTTACTTCTTTAGAACCTTCTCCAAACATTTCAGAAGCTTTTCTTACTTTCTCTTTCAACTCTTCCATTTTTTGCAAATAGTTGTCAAGATCAGTTTTATTCTTTTTATCTAAATCTCTAGCTTCTTTTTGAATATCAATTCTTTTACGTTCAGCTTCGGCTACTTTTTCTGTAGCCATAGTTTGTTCATCAAGAATTTTAATTTGTCCCAAAGCATAATCTCTACGGGTTTCAAGACGAATTTTTTCATCTTCAGAAATACCGGGTTTTAATGATTGTAAATTAAAATCAGCAGCTTCTTCTGTTAATTTTTGTCTCTTAGGTGTAGCACGCATCATAGCTCTGAATACATCATCCCAAGCTAGTTTAAATCCACCAATAATTTCTTTAACATATAAACCGAATGCAGAATAATCTTCTTTCATTCGACTAATTTGTTTTGCTGTTACATCAGCATAAATTTCCATTGCTTTAGCAGCAGCTTCAGAACCTTTACCTTGTTCTTTTAGTTGATCTACCAATTCAATACTTGCAGCAGTAACCATTCCTGTTTCTTTAGCTACTTTAACTAAAGCATCCACAGGGTCTTTCTTTAAATCTGAAAACTTTTTAACTGTTTCATCAATTGCTACACCACCATATTTTTCTAATTCTACAGCAGATCGTGTAACAACATCAATTTCTTTAGAAACAAGATTTCCGGTTTTACCCATTTCAGAAATAATTTCTATGGCTTTCGATGTAGATACACCAGCAGAACGCATACCTTCAGCGTAAGTCATTGCTGAATCAAATGTTAAACCTAATGCTCCACCAGTTAAAGCAAGTGAAGCAGCAAGTTTATCTTGCTCTTTCATTACTTGAATAGCAGCAATACCAAATGAAACTAATGCTCCAATAGCACCAGCAGTTAAAATACCAGTAAATAAGTTAAATATATTTCCTAAACTAGAAATACTTTTACCTAAAATAGTAGTTGATCCATTAAATTTTAAAATCTGATCATCAATATATTTGATAGCACCAGAAGCACCTGTTATATTAGCTAACAAATTATTTATTGCTTTACCAGCAGATACGATTGATCCAACAAAGAATTCACCGATAATTTTACCAGTAAGTATAAATGAAGTAGCAATTTGAGCAGCACCAGCACGCATAGCTTCACTCATTTCTTTACCAGCTAACGTAGACTGGTTAACAGCATAACGAATTTGGTCCCCTTGCTGAATAGCAACAAGTAAAGGATTCATACCGCTAGCTAAAGAAATAGCAACGTCACCCATTTGAGTAGACATAGCACGCCCTAGATTTCTAATTTCTCTTTCTTTTTCTTTAAAGTCTAATTTATTTAAACCATCTTGAAATTGTTTAGTTCTGTTAGCAGCTTCGGTTGCGTTTACTCCTGCGACTCTTAGCGCATCTTTATATTTTACAAGTTGATCTGTACTTTTTGTTGTAAGAGTATTTGTTTGATCGATTTGAGCAGCAAGATGTTTTTCTGCTTCAATCAAATATTTAGTAGCAGCAGCCTTTTCTCTATCTGTTTCTTCTAATTGTTTTTTAACACGAAGATTTTCTTTATTTGCTTCAGCTACTTGTCTAGCAACAGCAATTTCATTCTTAGCATCACTTTCAGAACCACCTTGACGAGTAACAGTAATAATTCTAGAAGTTTCAGCTTTAGAATATCCTTCTTCCATCAAACGTTGTCTAGCAGCACTTTCTTCTTGTACTCTAATAGTTTTTTGTAATGCTTGTTGTTTTTTCTGTTCGTTTTTAATAAATAAAGCAACAGCATCATCATTCATTCGCATACCTGCTTGTTCAGCAAGCATTTTTTCAGCAGCTAATTTTTTAGAAGCAATTTCAGCTTCTTTAGCTTGTTGCTCATAAGCGTTTACTGAACCAGCGAGACCAACGAAATCTGTTTTAAGTCTTTTTAATGCTTCATCTAAATTAGTATAAACATTATCGCTAATTTTTACTTGACCATTAGAAGACTGAAATGCTTGTGTAACTCTTTCCATATCTCGACTAAGCAAGATGAGTTGTTCACGAGTAAGATTAAATCCTTCAGCAGAAAGTTTAGTTACATTCTGAGTTTCAGCAATTGATTTCTTTAATTTCTCTAGACCAGCAGCAGATTTATCAAAAGTATTTACACCAGTGATTTTATTATATTCAGCAAATGATGCAGCAAGAGATTTCATTTGATTCTCTGTTGCATTCATAAGCTTTAGGTTAGCAAGCATTCCGGCCTGACTATTTGTAAAACCATCACCTAATTGAACTACACCGTCTGCTACAGTAATTGTTTCGTTACGAAGAATTTTCATCTTCTCCGCTTGTTTTTCCAAGGCGCGATTAACCCTGTCGGTACTATCGACAGCCTTCGGTGCTTGTTTAACGATGTGAGCAACAGGGCTATTATCGCTATTTGTTGAAGCATTAGATGCTGAATTAGCATCGTTTAAATTTTTAATAGCATTGGCTACTTTGTCAATAGTTTGAACAGCGTCTAGAAGTTCTTTAGTATTTACCCTAAAATTTAGTTCAGCTAAGTCCATAAGAATATCCTTTATTTCTTAGCGTTTGATTGTTTGTTCTTTTTCTTGATATTATCAACGCTATGTTTAATAGCAATTGAATCAAGTTTCTTTAATGCTTGTAATTCCTGATCTAGCGGCTCGATATCCATCAATTGAAAATAAGCTAACATATCTGAATAGCTTATAGGATCGATACCAAAACCGTTGCTCGATCTGGAACTATCTAGATCAATAAACCATTGCCAAATGTGATAGCACGATTCTGGTATTTCAATTAATTCATCTAATTGTGCAGGTTTTTTACCTGTTGTTTTCCATACAGCGTTTAATTGGTCACGAGCACTCTGACCACTACCATCTGTAGAAGAAAGTTTGAATTCTTGTTTAGCAAATTCGTATAGTGTTTCTAAATCACTCGGGTCGAAAGTTTAGAACTTCACCAGCTTCTTTCATAACTTGGTCACGAATCCAAGGATGTTCTCTAAGAATTCTATCCGCATTTTCTTTATTGAATGCTACTTCTTTACCATTTTCAGAAATATTTTTCCAACTAATAATTCTTACAATTGCACTCTCAACAGCTAAGTCTTCACCTTCTTCAATCGTGAAATCGTCATCATCACGACCGCGACGTTTGTTAGCTTTTTGTTTTTGTTGCATTTCTGTAAATTTCTTACGGTTAAATGCTTTTACTGTTTTTGAATGATCGCCACGAACAGTAATAAAAGCGTCAGTTAATTCTTCTGTTGGTAAGCGTAATTGAAATTCATATCCAGCTTCAGCAATTTCCGAAAAGTTATTTTTAGATAGGTCTAACATATTTCTCCTTTTATATTGTTTAGAAAAGAGTATTATATCATATAGATTATGTAAAAGTCAATAGCTGAAAATAAAAAATCCCCTGAAATCAATCAGGGGACTTCTGGTTTTTATCGTTAACCAAACAATTTATTTTTAACTACATTTTCAATGCTACCAGGGGTAACACCTAACCATTCTTCAGCTTCAGCAAGAGTGAATTTTCCAGAATTTACACTATCATTGTAAAGTTCTCGTTCGTTACCGGGTAATACCCAACCTGCATTTTTAAAGTATTCCAAGAATTGTGTTTTTCTATCTTTTTGTGGAACTACATCATCTTTTGTATTAGGTTTAATTGGTTCAGCAGGATTAGCGTTAGTACCTTCGATACTTCCGATTCCTTCACGAACATAATCAGCCCAAACTACTTCACGTAATTTTTGTAATACATCAGCAGGAACTTTACCATCTGGACCTACACGAAGCATTCCGTTTTCGTCATAAAGACTACGTAAAGACAATAGTCCTTTTGTAGCATTAACTAAATCTTCTTGCAGTTGTTCTGTTTGTGTAAGTTCATCCGTGTAAGTAATACGTAAATTTTCAGCACCATAAACCATAGCACTATCAGCTTCACGCATTACTCTAGCTTTATCTTCATCAGAAACCGCTCCTGCTAAAATTCTATTTCTAGCCTCTTGAACAAGAGATTCTAACCAGCGTAAAGGAACCCCATCTTTAGATGTAATTCCGATAAATTCTGGAGTTGGATATAGATGTCGAATTTTAGTTTTCATTTACAGTTTCCTTTATTTTAATTAGGCTTAAAATTAAAGTTTCTTATAAAACTTTAAGCTTGTGAGTCTTGAATAGCAATAGTTGTAGCGTCAGTTTTTACACCAGTACCACCAGAACTATTTAATAGAGCTTTGAATGAGTGTTGAGCAGAAATACCTGTTTCACCATCATCACGAGTATTGCTATTAACTTTGATACGTGGTAGACTGATTGTCATGAAGTCAGAGTTGGCAGTATTAGCTGTTGTTAGAACAACTACTAGACCTACTTCTGTTTCATCTTTGAAATAATCACGGAAGTTAGCATTTTCGAAGTAAGCAGAGAAATCCCCTTCTACCTGAATACGACCTTCGAACATTTCTACTACAGAGTTAGAACCTACTACAGTAGCGTTCTGCATGTTACGGTTAATATTGATGTTCAAGTTAGTTAATAGAGCAATTGCTGTTCCGTCTACAAGTAAGATACCGTTAACGGCAGCAAAAATACCTGTTGTTCCTTGAGCAGTAGGAGATACGAAATACTGTGATGTACCTGTTGTATCTAGAGTTTTACCCATGAAACCAAATTCTACAGTTACTAGACCAGTAGCAGGTAGAGCTAAGCTTACAGTGTTTACTTTGTTTCCTGTAAATACTTCACTCTGAGCTACGTCAGCATAGAATTCTTCAACAGTAAATGATTTGTCAGTGTGACCAGTTAGCGGAGCAAGAGTTTTCTTACCTGTTACAGCTAATGTTGCAGAAGCAACCGGACCTTCAGCAGTAAGAGTGCTTCCGTTTACAACAACTACTGTTGCAACTAAAGCAACAACGTTAGTTACTAGTAAGTTCTTATTTAAGTTAGCTACAGCAAATGAACCTGCTGTTAAACGAACTACATCACCAACTTTTAGACCGTCAGTTAGGAATGAACCTGATGCACGAGTTAAAGTGTAAGGACCAGTTCCAGCAATTGTAATTGATAGACCAGTCATTGAAACACCAGCTACGAAATCTTTAGCTACAGCAGCAGCGAAGAAATCGGCATATGTTCCGGGTGATAATTCACCACTCAAGCTACCAGCAACGCTTCTTACACCGTGACGATAGTCTTGAACTTGATAATCTGTACGAATTTCATTTGATTCGTATGTTTCTTTTTGTAAGTTAAAGTTAGATGTTACTCTACGAAGAACTTTTCCTGAACCTGTACCAGCTAAAGTACCCCAAGTAGTTTCCGCTTTGTAAATAACTGATTTATTGATACCAGTTGCGATTGTCATAATTATGTTTCCTTAATGAGTAAGCCTGAACCTTTAATCATAGACTTCGACGGTTACAGGGATAATAACAGGTACTACTAATTTATCTGAAATTGGTGTAGCACTAGCTATTTGTGGAGTATTAAATATCTGAATTCTTAAATTATCGACAGAAATTATTGTTCCGCGTTTATAGAGTTCTTGAATTTCTTCAGCTTTTGTTAATGCTTCTCCTACACCTAAATTGGTTGGAGAAATTACAAATACTTGATAGTTTATTGGTTCTCTTCTGTATCTTGATCCTAGTACCGGATCAACAGGTTCCAATAATACGTGTTGTGTTCTAAAGTATATTGAATTAGTTGGTGGGTTGACTTTCTGACCTTCGTACACTATAGTTACTGAAGGGAAAGCTGTTGCTAGTCTTTTATCTAATGCGATTGTTGCTTTTAATACTGTCATTATAAATCCTTAAACATTAGATAATGCTCTCTGCATTACACTTTTATATAACCCCATGAAAGCGTCTATTGTAGGAATTTTAATACCTTGTGGAGCTTGTGAAGAATATCCAGATTCTAGAGATTTACCTAAACCAAATGATTTACTTACGTAAGGTATTCTGTTATAAACTATAACAGGATTACCTAATTTATAATAATCAAGTTGTGCTTGAATTCGAGATTTAGATAAACTACCACTTTCTGTATCAACTTGCATTCCAGCCATGATTCCAAAAGTAGGACTAGAAGTGTTCATAGAACCACCAGTACCTAATGATCCGGGTGATATTCTAACGTTCCATCCACCTTTAGCTAAACCAGCAGATAAAGGAAATCCGTAAGTTTGTTGACGGTAAACATACATTTGATAAAATTTATCAAGATTACCGTATGGAGTAATATCAATTGCGGGAACAGCTAATGCATCGTAGACTACTTCTTGAACCATAAATTCAAGTTTATTTTTTATTTTTTGTTTAGCTTCTTCTAAACTTTTTAATAATTCTGAAGCGTCTACCGATATTTTCATTATTTTATTCCAGTCAATATATATAAAACTACTTCGCCTCTAGCTGATTTTTTTTCTACACGCTTTATAGTATATACTTCGTTGTTAAAAGTAATTTTATCTTCTAATTGAGGATCACTAATACAAGAAGCTAATATATAGAAATCAGCAGCTTCTCTACCGATAAAGGAAGGAAACTGATACGCAATATTACTTATTTGTTTTCTATACATTTTAACTGTACTATTAGTTTCAGTCAAAGTATTTTCTCTTGTATCTAAATCGTAAACAGAAGTCACTTTTGTATAAGTAGAAGAAGTACCATGAAGACTAATCATTTTATTAGCAGCTAAAGTGTGCGGATTCATTATTAGACCTCAAAATAATCATCAGGAATAGATGTTGGTTCTAACGGAGAAAGAACAGCATTATTATCTTCGTCATCAATATTTGCTTGCATATCTGATTTAGAAATACCACCAGCATAAGCTTCAGCTAAAGTTAAAGCAGGATTAAATTCAGGATTTTTAATAAACAATTGTAACGCTAATCTATATTGTTCAGCAGCTTTACTACCTTTTAAACTAAAAATATCTACAGTTTCATCACCACGCATCGATAGTTTAAACAATATAGCTTTTGCGGCATCGATCATTGATCGTCTAATATTATTTTCGTTCTTAGATAAATAATAAGAATATTCAGCATCTGATAAGATAGGTAATTCATCAGAATCACCGAGTTCATATCTTAGTTTTAGTACGTTTTGTGAAGATGACATTTTAAAATAGAGGCATATTTTTAGTATGCCTCTGTAAATATATCAAATTAGTTACTTGAATATAGACGTACTACAGCGTTAGGACGACGTAGTAAGTGAATTTGGTTACTTTCAGTCTGAATAATGATACCTTCATCACGAGGATCACGATATGTGAAAGCATAAGCTTCTTCACCTAAAGTGTTTACGTGACTCATTTTATTCGCAGGAGAGAAGTAAGATACGAATGTATCGCCAGCGCCTCTTGGAATTAAGTAAGCATCACCAGTAGGAATCAAAGCAGAACTGTTATAAGAACCACGATATTCAATGAATGTAATTCCACCGTGTTCAAATCTGCGATATAATCCAGTTCCTAGACGTTTACGTAAAGGTTCCTGTGTGCTTGCGTAGTATGTATAAGCACTTACTACTTTAGCGTGTTTGATTAATTTCGCAAAGAATGCTGGTGAGCAAATAGCGATCATTTCGCTTACTACTTCACCAGTTAGGATGTTATCCTGAATGTGTGCAATACCTTCTTCAATTTTTTCTACGATTTCAGTACCAGCGGTTCCTAGTAAAAAGTCGATTTCTTTACGAGTAATACCGAAGTCAGTGTAGTAGTTTCCGCTTACTGTAGCATTAGGAGCATAAATTTGTCCGTTTGTTAGAGCATAGCAGCGTGCAGCTTCTAGAGTTGCAGCGTGTGATTTACGAATTCTTTCTAGTTTACGAGTCATTACAGCAGCTTCGGTTTCTGCCATATCTGGAGAACCATAAGCACGTTTACCTTGTAGGTCTTGTGGTGTAATTGCATCATCTAGTGGGAAGTGAGGAATAGCGTATGAGTATAGAGTACGTAGATCGTCTTTACTTACGTTATTTCTTTCACCACGAACACGGTCTCCAACGATACCTAATGTACCTGTTCTAGCTTCAACTGTAACACTGTGTTGTGAAACAGATTCTGAACTGAAGATTCCTAATTCGTTAACGAGACCCCATTGATTAGGGATTGATAGTAATTCTGGAGTATAGTCTTGTAATTGAAAGACATTCTCAAAACTTCTTGTAGTTGTCATAATATATTTTCCTTAATAAAATTATACAGTTGTATCTACAAGAATATTCTTAGCTTCAAGTGCATCATAAATGGCTGTTTTTTCAGCATCAAGATCATGAGAAGCATCTAAGTCTAGAGCACTTTTTGAAACCATAGCGGGACCACGAACCATTACTAAAACTTTAGTATCTGTGGAAGCAGAAACGCTTTTATCTTCTAGTACAATTGCAGCAGCAGTTTGTGATCCGTCTACAGCGGTTTGTACGCAAATTTTGTATTTACCACTTGCAGTAATCTTTCCAAGAACTGTTCCTACTTTGTATGTTTTTGCTGAACCTTCTAAGCATGTAACTGATAGACGGCAAAAACCTTTTTCGGGCCAAAGTTCTGTTTTAACTAGATTACTGTATCTTGGTGTATCAGTAGCGAGTACAGTCATTTTATTTATCCTTTATTTAGTTTTAGAATATTTAGCATTAATTGCTTTTTGTACTAAAGATTCATCTTTTTTAGGCTCTTGTGACTCTGCACTTGCGCCTTTTTCTTCCATTAAATCTGATTTATCGATTGCAGCAGTCATTTCAGCTAGTGATTTTACTACAACATCAAATTCTTCTTCAGATTCAACTAGTCCTACAGCTTTGAATAAAACTTCTGCTTTATCTTTATTTTTAACAGCAGCAGTTAATTTTTCCATTCTAGCTTTACGAACTGATTCTTTTTCTTTTTGCTCAAACTGAGCAATTGTTTCTTTGGCTTTTTGAAGTTCGGTTTTTGCTTCTTCTAGAGCTTTTTCTAGAGTTACATAAACAGATTTCTCAACCATTTCAACTTTTTCAGTCATTGAATTCTCCAATTCTTGATTATTGTTAGAGGTAGATACCTCTGTACTTTTACCTACCTCTTTAACGATTGAGGTATCTTTTTCTGACTTATCGTCAGCTTTAGATTCTTTGACTATTTCTTTAACTACATTTAGACCTTTTTCAAATTCTTCTTGTACTTTTAGAATATTCAAATAATCGTTTTCTTTAATAGAAGATAAGATTTCTGTTTCGTTCTTATCTTTAAATTGTTTCATGATTTCAATAGCTGCAACTTTATCATCAATATAACGTTGATACCAGTTTTCATCATAAGTGTCATCTTTAGCAGGAGGTTCATAACCTAAAACGCGAGCTAAAACTTCTGCATCTTCATAGTACATTCCAAAGAATTTACGTAAAAATTCAGGTAGCTCAAGCGTTACACGAACTTGCTGCATTTTCTCTACAGTTTCTTTACTGTAGTTAAGTGCTTTCATAATCAAAGCAAAATCTTGACCGTTAGCAGGTCCACCAACAGCAGGCCCAACTAAAGCAATGTGAGAATTATCGCTTTCAAAAGTTATATCTTTCAAGATTCTTTTCTTTTTTGTATTTGTAGCTTTAGTCATTTATTTCCTCCGTTAGTGCTAATGCATTAATTGAACAACCGTTAATTTCTCCAGACTCAACAGCTTCCCAAATACTATTATCGTTTATTTGGAAAGTCATCAACCATGTACCTTTTTTAACCTCAGTTTCACCAAGGATGAAATCTACCGGAGCACAATAAGATTCAATAACATCAAAAGCCTTTGTCATTACTTTATGAAAGAGATTTGTTCTTCTCGGTGAAGTATTAAACGATTGCATCGCTTTTCGAACTTCGTTTTCGTCTGTATAGTCACCGTGCAAATCTGTACTATCAGGAACCATGACAATATAAGTAACTTGTTTAAGTTTTTCATTTGTTGCTTTAGCTACAGACAATTTTTTTATATTTTTAATGGTATTGTCCATAAAAATCCTTTATTGAATAATTATATCATAAAATTTATAATTTGTCAAGAGAAATTTAAATTGCAATTAGTTCACCATTTACAATTTTAACTGTTTTATCTCCGGTAGTCGGTACACGATGTCTCAAAACACCTGAAGAATCAAGAACTAATCTGGCATTAGAACCAATATCAGTTTGTGAATCAAAAGAACCCGATGTAAGTTTTACTGATAAAACACCAAAAACCCAATCATTCCAAAAAACTGCATTAGTTAAATCTTTTTGTTCTAATCCCTGATTAAAAAACAAAGAAGAAGTATTAAATCGTTTTCTTCTTCTAGTTAAACCAATAAAATAATCGTTTTCTCTTGACATTTTTTATTATCCTTGAGTCCAAACAACTGAACCAGAAATATTTGAAGCGGTTGTAGTTGATGGAATAAAAATAAAGAATGGAACAGTACCGTTAAATAGTCTTGGAAAACCAGAAGTCAGAGCATCAACAGCGTTAGGCACTTGGGCAGCAGTTAATTCTAAAGCCGCAATTGGTCTGTAAGCAACAAGGTTCATTGTTCCTGAAACCCAAGAAACACTTAATGTTAATGTCTGAACTGATCTAACACCGATATCACCAGCTTGTAAACCAATCGGAAAGAATGATCCGGCAGCAGGAGAGTTAGCTGTAGGAAAACTGTTAGTAGCACTTCTGCTTCCTGTACCTGCACTATTTGTATAAGCTACAGTAATTGTAGGAGCAGCAGCACCAGCAGCAGAAGAAATTTCTAATCCTAATAGTACACTAGCACCGTTAGTAGTTCCTGTATTATCTCTAGCGGGCCATGTTGCACTGTTTACAGTTTGAGCAGTAGCTGAAGTAATAGTAAAACCACCGTTATGCCAAAGTCTATCTGCTAGAATCAAAGTACCAGCAATAGTAGCTTGACCTTGTAATCTTTGTAAATAAGTATTACCTGAAACTGGATCAACAAAGTTAACTTGTCCGTTTACTTGTGCACTAGTTGAAGATAAAGCTACTCCAGCTAATGTTGTATCAAATGATCCAGCACCGGGATTACCACCTAGACCCCAAAGAGATTGAGGTTTTCCTGCTACTAAAGTCGGTGTAACTGCTTTAGCAAAAAATCTAGGCCACTGAACACCAGCTATAACACCATTATAATCTGTAATTGCCATATTAAATATATTTCCTTTATGTTTGAATTGCTGGTTCTTTCATGAACGCTAAGTTTGAAGATGAAATAGCAAATCCTAATTTTTGTACTAAGTTTCCTGTTCCCGGCACGCTACTTGTATATGTTCCAGCAGATGTTCCAAGATAAATATCACCAACAGTTAATCCTGATAATACAGGATTTTCACCACCTAAAAATACTGCTACCATATCACCTGTTCCATAAGTCATAGTTACATAACCATTTGCAGCACGTCCATTAGAAGCGTTTGCGTTTCTTACTTTAACAGTTCCGGTATCGTTCCAGATATTAACAGGAGCACCAGCGGTAATTGCTTCAGATGCAGGAAGCCATAAATAATCAGTTGTATGTTTACCACCAGCAAAAGGTATCGAAACAGCCAAACCTTGACTAGTATCTGTACCATCAATTTGTAAATCTGCCCACCACCAAATATTTGTAGCAGCAATTCCTGTAGCATATAAAGTAAAACTATTACCCACTACAGCAGCACGAATTTTAAGAGATAATTCGTTTGCGCCACCACTCGAATTTAAAGGAATAAATTTTAAATTAATAACAGGTGGAGTAGCCGCACCTTTTCCTTCAATAAATCCTTCTACTTTCCAAATTGTATATTTTGTAGTATCAGAACTAAATACAGCATAAATTTTACCTGAAACAGTATAACCACCTTCGAATATTTGTAGTTCTTCAGTAGTATCATTTAAATAAATATAAAGTCTTGTTTCAGTAGCATTAGTTGTTCTATTTTCAAAATGATAATTACCATTGATATTAAAACCTAATGTTGCAGAAGGTACTGTAATTCTAGAAGTTACCATTTGTAGAGTATTAGAACTTTTTACTTTTACATTTGCTCCAATACCCATTGAATAAATACCTGAAACAGAACCATTTGCACCAATTAAAGTACAATTAGCACTATTTTTATTTATATAACTATCATTTACATAAGAATTATATCCTATTGAAACAGAATTATCTGCAAAACAAGAAGATGATAAAGCAATAGAATTTGATTCAGCAAAACCGTTGATAGTTATTGCGTTATCAAAAGCTACACCACCGATAGCACAACCAGAAGTAAAAGAATAACCACCACTAATACTTGTGCTATAAATTTGTTCAGAATAATTTGGTAAAAAATTAAAAAAAGTAACGTCTTGAAATTTTACATCATCACCAATATATTTTAATTCTAATCTTGAAGGATTAGGGAAAGCTCCAATAGCTTTTAGTACACCAATTTTACCACTTCCACCATTTACACCAACAGAAGTAATATTTACTAATGTAGCAAATGTTGAATCGGTATATAACTGAATTTTACTTGTTGGATTTAAAGGATCACTATAACCCCAATAATACGTTCCGGGAGTAATACCACCCGGAGCAGTAGCACCAGAATCAAGAGTTAATTTATATACTGCATAATCTTTATATATAAGTTTTAAAAATCCAGCAACAATTGTATCATTTGCTACAGAACAACTAGTATCATCAATATCAAAATTTCCACCAGTAAATCTAAAAACTGGCGCTCTATAAGAAACAATTTTTGTATTTTTTCTAAGATATCTAGATGAGGGCCATTCGGGATGACGAGTAATAGGAACAGCAGAAGGTGACGCTGTTGATCCTATTACGTAAAATCCACTTTTTGTTATATCAGTAGAAGTTATTAACCAAATAATTTGACCAGTTACAGGACTACCAGCTAAAGCTGTTATGCTTGTAGAAAAATTTATAGTTAACGATGTTTCATTAACCAATTCAGTAACTAAAGAATCACCGGCAAATATCCAATCAACAAGAATTTCTTCTGATCCATCAGTATTTTTGGTCCAAAAAGAACCGTTAAACTTTAAAAATCCCGCATCTGTAGACCAAGCAAAACAAGGTGATCCAGGGTTAGGACTTGTTGCAAATTCTGAAATTGCTTGTTGTGGTAAACCTCGAAATGCTAAATCTTTCATTAATTATTATCCTGTTACTATTACTCTATAAGCATTAGATGCTGGAGCTACAGCGAAAATCAATGTGCAAGTACTTGAACTTGTAAGTTCGATATCGCATTCAACTTGTTTTAGAGTTGCTACTTCATAAACCTGTACTGTACACCATTGATTGCTAAGACTGTGAGTAAATACAATACTTGTACTTGATCCGTTACCAATTAATCCTGTAGCTTTTCTAGCTACAACTGATACATCAACCGCAACATCGTTTGCGTTAACTGTAATACCAGTACCAGCACCAACGTTAAAATCGTTACCTGATAATGTTAAACCGTTACCAGCAGTATAAGTTGCACCACCACCAAATTGAACGAATGTCAATGATGTTGAACCAATAGTGATTGTTCCTGTATTATTTAATACCCAACGAGTTCCACCATTTGTAGTACCGTTTGCAACGAATACAGCAGCACCACGAATTTCAGCAGCACTATCAGCATCGGTAGCTCTAGTAGGAGCACCAGAAGCGTTTACTGTATAAATACCGTTTTCTGAAGCTGTTGATTGATCTTTAATAAGAATTCTATCACCAGTAACTAGTGTATATCCGTCAACAACATCACCGTTTTCATAAGCTGTAGCTAATGTTCCTGTAGCCGTTGTAGCTACTGCTACTTCATCTTTCCAACTGATACCAGCTACCTGATCTTGCAATTGTTGTAAAGTAACAGCATCACTAGCCGATGTACCAGAAGCTAAGTTAGTGATTTTTTGTGAATTCATTGATACTGAACCAGTAGGAGCGGCCATCTGATCTAATCTAGATGTTCTTACTTGAGTATCAAAGTCACTGATTGTTGAAGCTGTTTGAGTTCCGCTATGTCTCGATCTATCTGTATCAGTTACGAAAGTAGTACCGTTGTGGTAATATTCCTTTTTATCTGTACTATTGTAATAAATCTGACCTTCTACGGGTGAACCCGGAGCACTAGCTAGTACCTGAATTACTGCGTTTTGAATTTCATTTTTACTAAAATCATACGGTACTAAAATCTTTTTTGCTGCCATATTTTATCCTATTAATTTAAATATGCTACACCACTAAAAGGTGCGCTAAATGTTATTTGTAATGAATTACTTGTTAATTGACGAATATTTCCTTCAACTTCGTCACCTGCTGAATCATAAATTTGACAAGAAGGTCTTTTTCCTAAATTATGTGTTATGGTCCAAAGAGCAGAAGCACTTGATTGTGTATGCGTATAAGTTAAATCTGATCCGCCACCACCAATAGGAACATAAGTTGATAATTCAAGAACTATATTTTCTTCATCATCTATTGTTAAATTGATATCTGAATTTTCAACACATAAAGTAGTCATTATGTATCCTTTGTAACTTCTCTAAAGACATTTACTTTACCATATAGTAAAGCAGTGACTTTTCCTAACGGACTTTCCATTTCCAAATCCCAAACATATGTGCTATCGAGAGCATCCATTGATACAGGATCAACGGCTAACGTAGAGGTTTGTTCATCAGATAATTCAAAACTGAATTTACCTGTTGCTCCATCTACTACGTTACAAGTAAAAGATAAACCTGTTGATAAAGAATCATCAGCAGATTTTCTCATTTGTGCTCTGAATGTATATCCGGTAATATTAATTGGTGTTGTATCAGCGTTTTTTAATTGACCAACAATAGGACCAAATGTCGCACCTTGTCTAAGTTTTAAATCTAGATTAGCACCAATAGAACCGATTTGAGGCATAGTATTATCCTTTATCCGTTATTATCTAAATTTGAAGTAGTATCATTACCGCTCGATCCGTCAGCACTACCTGTTCCAGAATTCAAACCACTTTCCATACCTTGACCAGCTTTCGACTGATCTTGTGGAAGTAATTCATCCAAATTAGCTTCTTCATCAAGTGTATCAATGTTCATGCTTGTTAGGATTTTGTTGATAACTTCGATATTTTTAGGTAGATATCCTACTGCACCAATACGTTGAACAGCTTTAGAGAATGATTCAAGGTCAACATCTTCAAAACCTTCGTAATCCAACGTGCAACGTCTAGAAATATCCCATCCGTTCAACTCATAGATTTGACGAATAAGATCGTCATTAAAAATTCTTACGATATTCTTTAGCATGCTTTCAACGAAAGCACCAGTAAGTGAAGTCTTGATTGATCCTAAAGCAAATGATCCTGTTTGAGTATTACCCATTAATAAAATATCAGCATTCATACCAATAAAGATCATTGTTCTGTAATAGTCTTTTACTTCTGTTGTATTATAATTTTTCTTACCACCATCAGTTGAAAGTAATTCAAGTTTGAATAATGGTTGTCTTGTATCAGGGTCTACAGCACTAGGAAGAATTACGCCTGATTGACTATTTTGTTGAATATTACGAATAATTCTCTTGAATTGTTCATAAATAGCTTTTTGCTCTGTACTAGCATCTTCTGACATATATTGCGCAGGGATATACAAAATAGGTGTACCTTGTAAATCCTTAGCTACACCACTTGCTTCTAGTTCTTCAACTGTAGTAAGATACTTCCAAGGAAGATAAACGTCACGTAAAGGACTTGTACCGTATGGATTAGTTCTATTTCTTCCTACGTTAAAAAGCATAAATTTACTTTTAGGTAATACTACTTGCATTTCTAAGCGATTAGCGAAACGTTTGTAAGGATCGTTAAGTCTTGAAATATCTTGTTTTACACCAATGATGTCGTTACCAGACTTATCAAAAATAAATTTATCGATACTTTCTTGATTTCTAAGAGCTAGTTTTTTGATTCCAATAAGACCATCATCGTAAGCACTTCCTTTGGATTTTTCTCTACGACGATAAACTTTTTCGATTACACTGAATCCATAGATTGCCATCGTCATAATATCAACAACAACATCTTCCATCGGTGTTTCCATATCATTAAACATGGTTTCTAGAATTTCAGCTTGTTTCTTTTCTTTCTTAGAAGGGTCTTTAGGAGGGATAATTCTGAACTTAGCTTTTGATATCATGCTGTTATAAAGAGATAATGGTGTATTTACAGCAGGATGATAGCTCATTTCTCTAAACGTAGTTAAAGAATTTGGAAAATTTAAATCTCTAATAGTTTCTTCTTGTGTAACACTATCGAACATTCTATTTCCAGAATATCCTACCTCAGACAATTGAAACTTTTCAGGCTTATCCAAATTAGAAGCCTTTTCAATATTTTTTCTAGTTGCCATTGAGGCATTCTCCTTATGTTGGAATTGTCAAAGCCAATTCATCATCATTTACGGGTTTTTCTAATTTTTGTTGATAACCAAAATTGTTATCTTTCAGGAATTCTGGTATACTAAAAATAGGAACATCTAATTCTCTATTAAGAACAAGAATTGCATCTGAACAACAATCCACTTGGTCATCTTTCTTATGTTTATCTCCATCAAAACGTTCAAGTTCATCATAAAATTCCTTGTTCCAAGCAGCTTCTACAATTTGAACGAATCCAGCTTGAGCTATACTTGAAAATGGAGCAAAACGAGTTATTTTGGATTTTACAGGTTTGACAAGTCTGCAACTGAATCCCATATCTGCTAGTTTTCTTTGCAAATCTTTAGCATAAGCACCAGCAGCAGCCGCAGGATCAAGAGGAATAGTAATTGTTACTCCACGTCCATCACGGAAAGCAGTTTCAAATATAAGTTTTTCTACATCGTGAACACGTTCTCTGATTCTTACTACATCTTCTACTGTATATACTTTAGAATCATCTTTTGAAACAAGTACACCAGCGGTCCAGTCAGGATTAGGATTTTGTTCACTTGGTTTTGTAAAAGCGAAATCCCACGATCTAACTCTTTTTCTAGCTCTACCGTTAGGATATTTTACAACTTGGCACCATTCACGTTTGAACAATCCAGAATTCTGAGGTCTAGCAAACCAAGAGCCTTCTAGTAATCTTTCCATTTCTACACGAGGTAGTTGCATAAGATTGGAGATATAACCGGGTTGAGCCTTCAATAACAAAGGATTATCTCTACAAGTAGCTCCAATGAAACAAAATGATAAAATACCTGATTCATCACCTGATCCATGCACAGCTTCAGCTTCAGCTAAAGAATTGTACCAAAGAGCAGTATTACCTTGTCTAAATAAATAACGTTTAATACCCGTTTTTTCAGGTAAAGGAATACCTCTATCATCTAGATAAAAGTCCTGTAACCAGAGTCTAAGGAATGAATCATAATCAGGGTTTGTCATCAAGAACATTTGCGGTTTATGCCCTACGTGCGCGTTACGCATACGTGAAAGCAAATAAACAATCATGTCTTCTGTGAAATCTGTTGCTTCATCGAAAATAACCAAACTATACTGACCACCTTTGTGATCAAACATATTTGTTTCGTGCTGCATGTGAGAGAACTTCAGTAATGATCCATTAGGGAATTCGATTTCTGTTTCTCTACTTCTGATTTTTAAATTGTCACCGTAAACGGTTGTATATAAATTCAATGCTTCGTGCCAAATAGAACCCGGAGCAGTCAACATCTTAGAAGTTCTACGGAATATTACTCCGGTAGCTCTAGGATATTGCATAAATTTCAAAGCGATAAGTAAACTTGTAAAAGTATTATGAGTTACAATATAATTTGTTGTGATAAATAACTTTTCCTTACCAGAAATACTGATGCAAGTTGCTTCATCTTTTTCTTCAAGTTTTACAATACTAATGATTCTATTACCAACTAATTTTTCTTTAGTTCTAGATTTTTTACGCTCAATACTAAATAATTTATTTTGGTATTTACCTCTGATATATAGAATATACGCAGTTTGACCCTGCTTTTTTTTACCTTTATAAGTAAAATATGTATCTTTTTCAGTAATTGTTACAGTAAAACCTAATGAGTGCAATAAATCTCTAAAATCTAAAGCTAATTTTAATGAAACTGTACAAAATTCAGTAGAACCATTTTTATCTATATAACCATCAGTGTCCATCAATCCTTGGACTAAAGAAAATTTATCTTCAATAGATAATTCTTGACAAATAGAAGGTATAAATTTGTTATTTGAAACACAACCTAATAATTTTAAATCACGTAATGCTTGTTGAATATTTGATATACCATAAGTTTTAGCTTTTGTTTTAGTATTATTTTTTTGCCACTGAGTAAGAATATAACCTTCAGATTCTATTCTGTTTTTTATTTCTTCATCTAAAGTAATAAAACTTACACTTCTAGTAGAAATTGATCCATCACCTAATAAAACACCTAATGTATAAGGTTTTACTAATAAAAATGGATTATATTCAAAACTTACAGGTTCTGTTAAAGGAATAATAGGTCTAAAACCTTTTTCAATTCTATCTTTTAAATAAGCAGTAGAATTTACTTTAATTTTACCATTTCCTCTAGCTTCATGATATTGCCATAAATGATCTTTACAAGTATCAACATACGATCCATCTTGAAAATTTACACGATAAATATCTACTAATCCTTGCGGATAAACAGCAATCACTTCTTCTACTTTACCAGAAGGAGTAGTTACTTTCATACCAACGAAACATTCTTCAATGTTTATCCATCCTTCGGGAGTATGTACTTTTTCACCATGTCTAAGAGCTTTTCCGCTTCCTGCTGCACCACCACAAAGAGTGATATCAGCATCGCTATTCAAGAACATTTCTTGTTTCTTCGAAGATGGACCTACGATTGCTCTTACATTATTATTCTTTTTCTGTTTCTTCATTATTAACTACTTTTAAACTGAAAATAGCAGAACCACCAAGGTTACCATCGTCAGTATCTTCTTCAACTTCACCTTTAGCATCGTACAAGGCATCAAGAAGTTCTTTATATTGTTGAAGCAAAATAGTAGCAGCACGAAGTTTGTTTGCATCTTGTGCTTGATCGTTACGCATTATTTTTGCAGCAGCTAATATACTATCTGCAATGTGAGGTTTAACTTTCATCAATAATGATAACAATTCTTTGTCTTTCATCTGACGACGAGTAGGTTTTGCAGGTTCTTCAACCATTCTAGCAATTCTGTCTTTCTTGAGCATTTTAATCCTTTTCATGTCAGGAAGCCTCTTACCGTGTGAGGCGATATCATAACGTTATATCGGCTTTAGCACGCCCTAAGGTAGTAGAGACTTAGTAATCTTCGCTTTCCAAATCATATTGAAATACGGGTTTTGTTTTTCCAGATGGATTTTGAAGATTCCAAATTTCTACCTTCAATTCATCATCTGATATAGAGAAATCATCCATTACACCGCTGCACTCCAAGCAAACCGAGGGTTCAACTTGATGTTTGGACAACTTAAAAGAAACACCGCAATACTTACAATTCATAACACTTCCTGATATTTTACTTATTTTATGTTATATTTCGTCAATAAACGAAATCTGTAAGCATAATTATACAATATAAAATCTAATTTGTCAAGAGAAATAAATGATTTTTCTAATTGGATATAATATATCGACTTAAAACTTTATTAGAAGTAATAAGGATGATTCTCTTGATTTTCAAAGCTGCAATAATATCGTAGCAAATCTTAGATTTCATTCTACCTTTAGTTTTGTATTGAATATAATAAGAAAAAGCATCTGTAGAGTGCGGTACAATCTTTATACCTGCACGAATATTATAAATAGCATCCTTAATGGTATCGTATTGTTTAGTCGATACGCAACCGATATTCCAGTATTTAAGATTTTCAGAATTAAGGTCTTTAAAGTATAATTTCTTATTCTTAGTTAGTGTACGCTCACTCATTATTTCATAAGCAAGTATTTCAGCTTTCTTCTTAACTTTTTTACCTGTAATAGAACACAGGTAAGCTATATAACCTAAATAGTCAGGAATAATTCGTTTATCCAGTTCACAATTACTTTTTAGCCTGTAGAAATAACCATTAGCGTAATCATACGCTATCCCAGGATAATTGTTAACGATTTTTAGCTGAAAGTCCAATATCTGCTCCTTATCTGTATTGCAAATAATATTGTAACATATTTGTCAATATCTTAGTTTTAACTATTGCGTACCTGAAATACGAGATAGTTAGAGACATGAGATTTCTCTTGACTTGTAGAGAAACTGTTTATTTCTCTTGACAAGTGATTGATTCAATGCTATAATATAGTATAAGGGTAAAGAAGCGTTAGCGTCTTATGGATATAAGACTTTATAGGGTGTTCATGAAGCTCACCTACGCACGAGTAATCATTCTAGGTCTGTGTATTGACCAATAATCCCTACCTAACTATACTGAAGACCTAGGGGAGTGGTGTCCCTGAAGAGTAGTTGTCAACAGGTTGCAAGAGGTTAAAAGGCTAGAAAGAGTAATGATCTAAGTCCTACATTTCTAGTTGAACTTGCATAGGCGCCGCTCATCCGCAAGCAGAACAGTCGAAGCATAAAAGTCTCTAATATTAAGGATGCAGAAGAAAGCCAATATAGCTAATAGCTTTGGGGTACAGTAAGCGAAGGAATACCTTAGCTTCTGCCCTAAAAGCTATAGCTTTAGCTTTCCGAAGCAGAATATGCATATATAGTGTATTTATCCTACGTTTAGCGTAGGGTTAATACAAAGGTATAGTTAATCAAGCTAGTTAACTTATAAACTATAACTTATCCTTTAGTATATCCTACGGTATTGACACTTCGTGATAGACAAATGTACATAACAAATATAAAGCCTACGCTTAGTCGTAGGCTTTTTTATTTTCTATTCTTATTATTCTTATAATTTACTCTATCTTGATTTACTAACAATAGTGTTGTATAATAGATACAGACTGTTAACAAAACAACAAAAGGAATAAATTATGTCAGAATATGAATATAAATCAGTTTCAACAGCTAGTCTATTTGACTTCTGTAAAGTTACACAACAAATGATCTTAGATGGATGGGAGTTCAATTTTACAAATAATGAAATGGTTCCGATGGTTCATGGTCAAGGACTGGTTTTTTATTGCGTAATGCAAAAATTACAACAAGTTCCTAGTAATATGGGGGAATTCACTTTAGAAGCTAAAGGAACTTTAGAACCTGAAGAAGAAACAAAGCGTAGAGGAAGAAAACCCAAAGAGTAAAGGATTTACATGAAAAGAGCACCAAGAGCAACAAGAACAGATAAAGAAAGTGTACCCAAAAAAGGTACAATCGTACCCAAAAAGAGTACACATTGGTCAGAGTCTTATGGAATCAACAAAATACATCTTACAGCAAATCAAACAGAGTTCGTAAATAAAGTAAGAGCTAACGATTTAGTATTTTGTATAGGTCCAGCAGGTACAGGGAAAACCCTAGCTACTTTGCATTACTTTGTAAATGAATATCTGATTGATAGTTCTAAGCATATTATATTTATCAAGACTCCAGTAGAAGCAGGAATGGATAAGATTGGTGCCTTACCCGATTCACTGGAAGACAAGATAGAACCACACTTCTCTTATGCCAGAAAGCTCTTGAATCAGCTTCTAAGCGTAGGGAAAGTAGAAACCGATCTAGATCACAGAATTCATTTCAAAGTTCCTAACTTCTGTCTAGGACAAACGTTTGATAATGCACTGATCTGTATCGATGAAGCACAGCAATTGAGTCCAATGATTCTAAAACTTCTTTTAGAGCGAACTGGATTGAATTCGAAGGTAGTTGTATTGGGAGACAATAGCCAAATTTATACCGATATCAAAGGTCGTGCAGCGTTATCGGATGCTGTGTCGAGATTCTTTACATCTGAAGGAGAACCAAAGTATCCTGATATTTGTTTGCATAAATATACAACAGACGATGTAATGCGCAGTAATTTGGTCAAATCAGTAATTAAAGCCTATAGTTAAAAGGAATAAATATGAAATTCAATTCGATATTTGCGAATAGCGAATCTACGGTTACAAAAAGAAGAAGAAGTGACGAAGATGATGATGACTTCCTGAATACTGATTTTTCGGACAGTATCAAGATGTTTAACAAACCAAAAACAGTAAACGAAGTGGATGCTTACATAGATCAAAATGTGCATGCACCGTTCTATTACAGAAACTTGCTTCAATTCCTGAGAATGGCAGAACCTGAAGACACAATTCGTATTTGGGTTAACACAAAAGGTGGATATCTCGATAGTGCGTTACAAATCATCGATGCCATGTCAGCCAGCAAAGGAAAAGTCATTGTTGTGATGCAAGGCGAAGTTATGAGTGCAGGAAGTATGATAGCACTTGGTGCTCCGAACGTTGTAGTAGGTGAACAAGCTCGAATGATGATCCATTGTGCTAGATATGGTGTAGCTGGAAAGTCTCCAGACATTGTAGACCGTGTTGCTTTTGAGACTCGTGAACTACATTCGATCATGAAGCGTGTTTATGAAGGTTTTCTTACAGAAGATGAACTTATAAGAGTCATGGAAGGTAAAGAAATGTATTTTAATGCAGATGAAATCATTTCCAGACTAGAAAAAAGGGCTGAATATCAGAAAAACCTAGTAAATCCTCCTGAAAAACCAGCAGTTAAGAGCACAAAAAAGCCATTAAAAGCAAAAATTATAGATAATAGTTAAAATATTTTAATTTTAAACAAAAATTTAAATCATTTATTGACAGTAGGGTGTTACAAACGACTGTAAAAAATATCGACACTTAGCATCAAATAGGTGCGAAATACGC